CCCGCGATCAAGAAGAAGGCTGATTGGGCCTTAAAATGGATCGAGAGTGACTCTTTTGCAGAAAGACTAATTGCCTTTGCAGCAGTGGAGGGTATTTTCTTCTCCGGAGCATTCTGTTCTATCTTCTGGCTAAAGAAGAGAGGGCTTATGCCTGGACTCACATTCTCTAATGAATTAATCTCTAGAGACGAAGGTTTACATTGTGACTATGCAGTGCACCTGCATAATAATCACCTGGTAAATAAAGTGCCAAAAGAGAGGATTAGAGAAATTCTTGTTGATGCTTTAAACATCGAGCGTGAATTCATCACGGAATCACTCCCAGTAAAGCTGGTTGGGATGAATGGAGACTTAATGGCGCAGTATTTAGAATACGTTACAGATCGCCTATTAGTTGAGCTTGGGTGCGAAAAAGAATACAACTCCAAAAATCCATTTGACTTCATGGATCTGATATCTCTGCAAGGAAAGACTAACTTCTTTGAGAAGAAAGTTGCAGAATACCAGAAAGCAGGAGTCGCAAAGTCAGGAGAGTCTTCAGAAATATCTTTTGACGAAGATTTCTAAAAATTAAATCGTATAACCACTAATTCCATATAGAATGGGACAAAAAAAGAAGCTTAAGAAAGCAAAAAAAGAGGCTTGTGAGGCCATCATGAATGCTGACGCATTCATTTTGACTACTAATTTTGCTAAACCTACTGAGGAAGATCCAGGTCAAAGGGAATCTTATACTCATATTGTAGGGCCTGCAAAACAAGTAGCTGAATGTGCCGCCGGTGTAGAATCTGCTTTAGAGAAATCTAAAAAAGATATTCTAATGGCCGCCATTAAAGAGATAATTCAAGACATTAAAGAAAGAGTTTAAACCAAATGCCTATCCTGAAGCTAAGACAATCAAAAGCCAGGAGATACGTTCAAATATTAACAACTAGAAAAGTTAAAGCTGATCATGGACTTGTACCAAGAAGGATCTATCTAGAGTCAGACCCACCACCAGGTTTTGGCCCATGGAATCCCGAAAAATTGTACGTCTATTCAGAAAAATTAGATGAAATAGTTGAATTAAAACCAGAGCAATATGAAGTTACTGGTCTAAAAAAGAACGAAGAATGGCTTTCATAAAATTAAAAAAAGTAAAACCTTTAGGGTTTAGTACCGCACGCCACAAGATTGACAGGGTTACAATGCTATGGATAAATAGTGCTGGAAGCAAAATTTATATTGCTGATATGCCAGAACAATATCTGAAGAATTGTATCAAAATGATTGAAGATGGTAGGCATGGTTCTACAAACACCGATGATGAGATTTACCATGTTTTAAAAAGAGAGCTGGTATGGAAGGATAGGTTTGGTAGAACAGGCACGCCTGAAAAGGTAAACTGAGGCCGTATGGGTCAAACATCTCAGCCCAGAGGGGAGGAGGGCAGCACTTTAACGAGTGCCTTAGCCGGGGAAAGCCCGGTTGAGTAACTATTTTTTGTAGTAATGTACAGGGGCTCTAGAGTGAGCCCCTATAAAACTAAAGTACAAAATGAATGAAGGTGCTAAGGCGCTTGTAACGCCTAGAAAAGCAAAATCAAAATCCAATTTAGGAGGTAATTTTGGTAAAGCTATTGATTTAATCCTCAATTATGTTGAGGGTGAGTATCCAGAAGAGAAAAAAAGAGAATTGGTAGTTCTTTCTGGAATTACAAATGAGCAAGATGAAAGAATTCCAAACATAGACACTTCTATTGTTAGAGGATCTATTGGTGGGATTGGAAGTCTTCTTATGACTGCAGGAATGAATGATCAGGAATTCGGTAGGATTATATGTGCTACAGCATTAGCATTAGTACATAACAACGAAGAGTTAAACAAATTTACTGCTGAGCTGAATAACGGCATCAATCAGAAATCAGCAGAAAATCAAGCTGAATCTAAAGCTTCCAATGGAGCTGAAGAAGAAGAATGATAAAAAAGATCTAATCCAAAATAGAGCAGTTATGTCTGCTGGTAAATACCAACACCTAGTGCTAGAATGGAGCACTGGATGTGGCAAAACACTAGCAGCTATAAAAATCCTCGAAAAAATATTCGAGAAAAACCCTAATGCTCAAGGGTATATTGTATGTAAGGAAAGTACACATATCAACAATTGGAAGGAAGACATGATCAAACATGGATACTCTCATTTTGTCGATAAATGCAATTTTATTCTTTATGCTTCTTTGCATAAGTGCAAAAAATCTGATTACGTTGTGTATGATGAATGCCACGCACTAACGCCAAAAAAGCTAGAATATGCCAGGGATATTATGCATCCCGGGACACGGTGTATTTACCTTTCCGCTACAATACCTGAACACAAAAAGATGCTTATCAATTCTTTGTCTAGGTATAAGGCAAAGTACTATACAATAACACTTTCTGAGGCTATAGCTTCCGGATTACTTCCGGAGCCTAAAGTTATAATTCACGAAGTACAGCTTAATCCGCTTGGAGAGAGAAACCTTTCTTTCACCTTGAGAGGGAATAAAAAGGGCCAGTATGTTTCTGTAAATTATCATGACAGATGGGCTGCTTTGAAGCAAACTAAAGCTGGAGTTATTGTAGTTTGTAATGAGAAAGAGTATTATGATTTAATCAGTGATCAGATGGATTACTATCAGAGAAAATCAGAAAACTTGAGTCTTAATGCAAATTTTAGGAGAGCATATCACAATAGGTACTTAAATCTTGGTTCCCAAAGAAAGAAATTCATTGGAAAAATCAAAGGTTTAAGAGCTAAAGAGATTGTGGGTCACTTCAGGAATGAAGGATTTAGATTTATATGCTTTACAGGCTCAATCGAACAATGCATAGAACTAGGCAGTCAATCTGCTATTCATTCAAAAAACAATAAAGACATCAACCAGGGTCTTATCGATTGTTTTAATAATGAAAGTTGTTCTGAGTTGTTTGCTGTAAAGATGTTAAGAGAGTCAGTTAATCTGACTAATATTGAGAAGGGGATAATTGTCCAGCTTGACAGCACGATAGGTTCATTCTATCAGATGTTAGGTAGATGCTTGAGACATGAATTCCCTGAGATGCATTTATTAATTTTGAAAGACACTAAAGACGAAGAGTATTTCTCTTCTGCTATTAGTGATTTCGATAAAAAATTCATTGAATATGGATCAGATTACAATTGATCTAGAATTGTTGCGCAATCATGATCTGGACATTAATGAATATCTTTCCTTATATAATCTGGCTTGCCCGGGATGCATCGATGGAATGTTTTTACCCAGATCATCTGATCTATCTAGGTTAGAGAAAAAAGGTTTCGTTAAGATTACCAGTAATGGAGTTATTCTTCGAGAGAAAGCTAATGACTTCTTTGGTAAGAAAAATGATTACTTCCTCCAGTGGCTAAATGCCTATCCAATTCGGGTTAGAAAGACACACGGAGGATCTCGAGTGCTTAGTCCAGCATCAGATGAAACTATCGAAGGCAGGAAGCTTCGTAAGAAGTGGAATGCAATGTTTAGAGGTAAGCCATTAGAAGAGGAAAAAGCAATTAAAGTTCTCGAAGCAGAGGTTGAAATGAGAAAAAAATCTGGAGATTTGGAATATATGGTCGAAGCTTCCAGATGGCTTAATCAGGGATACCATGAAAAATATGCTTACCTTCTAGAAGAAGACCAAGACGTTAATAGTCAGGGTATTGTTGATAATTATGAAGAAGATTGGCAATGAAAGAAGTCGAATTATTTAGGCCTTTTTATGGATATGTTTTTATGTGTGAAGGCACATTGAGATTCAATCTAGGAATCGGAATTTGGTAAGAATATCGATGGATTTCATGTAAGAGATCTTTATACAGTAGGAAAAAATGTAGTTTATGGGAAACCAGGAAAAAAAGATAACTTCTGGTAAAGTTGCAGAAAGGGTAAAAGAATTAGAAGAGATCAAAGCTAAAAAAGAAGCTGGTGGGCTCTTCTGTATCCCTTTTGTAAATTACCCTAAGTTAGCTGAATCTATTCCTGGAGTTGTTCCAGGAATGATCACTAAGATTACTGCCGCTTCAGGTATTGGTAAAACTCAAGTTGCCAAGGCTCTTTTTGTAAGGGAGCCACTAGAGTATGCCGTGGCTAATAATCTTAAAATTAAAATTTTCTACTTTGCGCTTGAGGAAAGCAAGCAGGAATTTATAGACACAATGATCTGCAATTATGTGTCTCAAAAATCAGGATTAAGAATTGATATTCTTACTCTACAAGGTTACCGGGAAAAATCAATCGACTCAAAAACCATGTTAGTCATCAAGACTTACATCGATGAGATTGAAGAATTACTGGAAAGCGTGGAGATTATAGATTCAGTTTACAATCCTACAGGAATTTACAAGTATTGCCGGGATTATGCAGATAAAACTGGCACGCATCATTTTGAGGAAAGAGAATTCATTAGAAACAAAATTGATAAAGAACCTGATAGCCCAACTTTTGGGAAGAAGATTCAAGTCAAGGAAACAGAAAATGTATATTCTCATTATGTTCCAAATGATCCAAATCATATTGTTATAGTTGTAGTTGACCACATTAGTCTTTTATCTCCGGAAAAGAATAAAGACACTGGCCAAATGATGACTCTTCATCAAACCATGGCTAAATGGAGTACTGATTATGCTCTAAAGCAAATCACGAAACATTGGAAGTGGGCAGTAGTTAACATACAACAGCAAGAACAGTCAGGAGAAAGAGAGCAATTCACTATGAAAGGCGATAGTATTCAGAAGAAAACTGAGCCATCTCTGGCTGGGTTGGCAAATAACAAGGAGATTCAACGAGATGACAAGATAGTTATTGGTGTTGGGTCACCGGATAGATATGGGTTTACTGAATATCATGATTACGATATCAGAAGAATGCGCGATACATTTCGATACATTAAAGTTCTAAAGAATAGATTTAGCCCGCCGAATAAGTATTATCATTATTTATTCGACGGTGCAACAAATAGGTTCGCAGAATTACCGAAGGCTAAGGAAAGTCACTTGATGAATAGGTTTTATCAAAAATCTGATGAACTATTAGGTAGAACAAAAAAGCCTTAAGTATGAATATGAATCTAAATTTAATCGAAGCAGCTTCTCGTATTGCAGAAGCTAGAATCGAGGAAGATTGGCAGGATGGATTAATCAAAAGTATCTATGCAACCCCAAGTGCTGAAAAATATACTCCAGAAGCGCAAGAGCTCTTTGAAAAGTATTATGATGATGCATGGGAAACCCTTGAGCAATGTCAAGTACCAAGTTATCAAGAAGAGGCTATTAGAACAGCTTCTTCTGATTATGAAGCTATTGGCAAAAGACTACAGGGAGAGCAAATGATTAATATGTTACACGCTGCTATTGGCTTAGCCACAGAAGCAGCAGAAGCTCTAGATATGCTGAAAAAGCATATTTACTATGGCAAAGAGCTGGATGTTGTCAATTTCAGAGAAGAAATTGGAGATACTCAGTGGTACGCCGCGTTGGGAGCAGAAGCAGTTGGTGCAAATCTTGAAGACATTCAAGAGAACAATATCAAAAAGCTTAAAGCAAGATATCCTGATGCGTTTACTAGTGACGGAGCTCTAAACAGGGATCTGGAAACAGAACGTAAGATACTGGAAGATGGCTGAAGCAGGAGGATTACGTTATAATACCGGAAAACTGAAGTGGTCACTTGTCAGTTGGAAAGCATTAGAACCCATGGTGAGGGTGCTAATGTCCGGAGCTGAAAAATATGATAGCCACAATTGGAAAAAAGGGTTGCAGTATACTGAAATCATTGAGAGTATGCAGAGGCACATGAACGCGTTTATTGATGGAGAAGATAATGATCCGGAAAGCAAACTAAGTCATGTTGGCCACATATTATGTAATGCAATGTTTTTATCCTATATGTTCTTGTTCAGGAAAGACCTGGATGATAGATTTAAGGATCCAAATTTTGAAGAAAGTGAGTAAAAAAGTAGCTTTGGATTTAGACGACGTATGTGTGCAATTCTTCCCAGGAATGTGCAAGAGATACGACAAGCCAGAAATAGTTTGTGATATATGGGACGGATTTGATGTTTGCAGATGGATACTAGAAAGTATGCATGAAGTTGACAATGACCCCGAGTTTTATCCTAGCTTGGATGTTCTATCTAATCCAAAGTCAATTACTTTTGATGTAGAATGCTACATCACCTCATCTCCAGAAAAATTTGTTGAGGACAGGAGGAAATGGCTCGTTGAAAATGGGTTCCCAGATAGACCAGTAATACATTCTAAGAATAAGCTGAAGACAATGAGAGAGCTAGGAATAGATATTCTTGTTGACGACAGGCCTAAGACTGTTAGGAATATTAACAAAAGCCCTGACAAAATGGCTGTACAATTTGTACCACCATATATGTCTGAGATTGATGACGAGAGATTTGCTATACGTCATCTTAGCGAATTAACTAAATTTTTGTAATGGCAAAAGTTGAAATGTATCTATACGATAAATTACTAAGGAAGTTATGGAAGCCTTCTTAAAAATAATGGGAATACTCTTTATTGTTCAACTTTTATTATGGGGATTAGTCCTTATATATAGAAATAGAGACAGTGAAGATTATGTAAATCCCTGGTCAGATTGGGATCAAGAAGACGAGGAAAAAGAAGGCGATTTATCCAGTTAACTATTTGGTTATTAGTAACTAATTTCGTATATTTGTGTAACAAAATTTCATAAATGAACATACCTGTTAAGAAGACTAGAGTTGAACGTGAGGCTGAAAAAACTGTTGAAGGACAGTTCAATCACAGCCTAACTGAAAATGACCTAGCAGCTTGCGGAATCTATGTAGAGTCTTTTAAAGAGAAGAATGGTAAAATCAATGAAATCATAAGCAATCTTGATAACGAAGGTAATTTCGTATCACAGCTTACTGAAAAATTTGAGGAAACATTCTCTCCTAGAGAGATCTCTTACATGGCAGCAAAAATGGCCTATGTGCAAATGGTCAATGAATTTATGGCACAAGGGGGTAATCGTGCAGTCCCCCAAGAAACTGCACAACAAACACAAGAAGAAGAAGGATGATTCTACCTACTGAAAGAAGAGCACCTAAAAGATTAGATTCAAAAAGAATGTTACTATTTGGTGCGCCTAAAAGTGGAAAGACAACGATTACTTCTTACTTGGATGACACTCTGATTGTTGACCTGGAACAAGGTTCAAATTATGTCGGAGGTATGATTGTCGAGATTAATAGTCTTGCTGAATATAAGGAAATGCTTAAGGCATTAAAAAAGCAGAAAGATAAAACTGGTCAAAACCCTTATAAGCGTATTGTTGTCGACACAACAACAGCACTGGAAGAATTATCATTGAGTCTGGCTGTACAATTGTACAGAAATACTCCAATGGGAGTGAATTTTACTGGCACAGATGTTCGCACATTACCTAGTGGAGCAGGATACCTGTATACTCGCCAAGCATTTTTCAAGCTGTTAAAACCGTTAGAATCTTATTGTGACACACTCATTATGATTGGTCACGTTAAAGAAAAAGATGTCTCAAAAGGCGCTGATACCTTTACAGAGAAATCTATCAATCTAACCGGTAGAACCAAGGATATTTTATGTTCTTGGTGTGATGCAATTGGTCTAGTTTATCGTGAAGGTAACAAGACTGTCATTGATTTCAATCCGTCTGACTCACTTATTGTGGGATCCAGACAAAAACACCTTATTGGAAGGAAAATTTCAATTGCAGAAAGTGACGAAAAACACAACATGACTGTAAATTGGGGTGAG